ATGAAGTACACGCTGAAGATGTTGAGGGCATCGAGAAATTGGTCCCAGGTAACAGCGGCAATGCATGTTGGCGTATCAGTTGACACCTGGGGGAACTGGGAGCGTAAGCGTTCATTTCCGGATGTGCCACACATTAAGAAGATTCAAGAGGTGTTCAATGTGGCATATGATGACATTATTTTTTTATAGTGAATTACGGTTAAACCGTTACGGAATGTTAAGATTCTAACCCAATACAGGAGGTAAAACTATGAACAATGAAAAAGATAATCGTATCATCATCGAACATTTACACGTTCAACAGATTCATCGAACCGCTAAGATTGACCTCTGGTTCAACCGAATCCTTGGATTGTTGTCCTTTATAACGTTAACCGTTATGATTATCTACTTTGTAATCATGTTAAAGGTATTATGAACCCCACCATTACAGTAAAGCAGATGGCTAGCGTTTTAGGCCTAACCCTTACAGCGGTTAGAGAGGGCATCGCTAACAACCATTACAAAGCCTTCGCCTACTGCTATGGCAAAGGCAAAAAACGAACCTTCGTCATTGACCGGTTCGGATTTGAAACATACCTGGCTCGAACAGGGAGAAGTGAAGAGTACATCAAGGAGGCATTTAATCATGCATGCATTTCTTAAATTAGTAGCCGGATTAATCCTCATGGGCTCCGTTGGTAGCCTTGAGATTGACCGCATAGGCTTTACCCAGTATTTTGTGCAATGTGCATTAGGATTGGCGCTTTGGATTGTGGCCGAACAGGGCCAAACTATCAGACGGCTCCAAAAACTACAAAGGAGACAACGATGAGGCGAAAACCAATCATCCCGATGATGCGACTCAAGAACAGTTTCGACCTTAAGAAACTGATCTACGATAACACGCCATATGGGCTATGCAGTTTCGCTGAAGTCATCGGCGTAAATCCGATGACCCTGGTCAAATTATCCAAGCACTTGCCTGTGCGGATATGCACTGCCCGGTTAGTAGCGAAAGGGCTTGGTCAACGAATCAACTTCTTATTTGACCAGTGCTCGATTCAGCAAAAGACCTGGGGCAATCGATTTGGGTATCGCTTGAAACCAGAAGTGTTCCGGAAGGTGCTAGCTGATAAGAGATTGTCCATTCAAGACGTCGCTGAGATGTGCGGGATGCACTATGCAACCCTATACAGCCATCTCAAGGGCATAAATAAGTCGATGTCCTTTCGAAAGGCGGTTATCTTGGCCGATAAGCTAAGTATCGATATCGGATTATTATTTGACTTTAGCCAGTATTAAGTGAGGCAATCCTCACATGGGCAATGATGGCCAATTGGTACGGAGCCCAAGTAGTATATTTTGCAATTTAGCAGAAAGGAGGTTCCTATGCAGAACCCTACAAAGAACAACGTACGGACCTTTGTTAGAAGTCTGTACAACGCTCGGCTCCTGGAACAAACAGAAGCGGAAAGCGTAGCGCTCGAATCACACTACATTAGCCTTAAGGCTGACGGACGTGTAGCAGCTGCTGAAGCGTTCCACAAAGTCATTAATGGCTTACGTGAAGCACGGAAAGGCGCCCAACGTTTGGAAGAACTGGGCTATGGCACACTAGCTAATAAGCTTGTACCTGATGCGGATAACTTCATCCAACGCATGTGCAAACCACTCCACGAATGGTGGTATGACAATCTTGATGTTAACTCCGAGAAGGGCCAAAAGTGGCGTGCAGTCCTAGAAGTGGCCAAACCTTACGAAATTGAGATTCGTAAGTTGAAGTCAGCGCGGAATGCATTGAATAGCATTATTGATCGTTCCGCTTCAGGGAAGCAGGCCGTAGTCGAGCTTAAGAAATTTGGATTCGACTATGACACCTGGGCACACGCACAAGTTGATATCGGCGGTCCTTCTGACTTCGATATTCTTAAACGCCCAAAAGAAAACGACCGCATCAGTACTGGGAATACTGACACGGCCACATCAAAATAATTTGACACTTATATTATACGAGGTAATTCAACTATGAACAAGAAAGTAATTGTATCCACGCTCGCAATCTCCGCGCTAGCGGTTAATGTATTCGCACAAGGTAGTAACTTAGGCCCTAATGGCACCGCTAATGGTGATGCAAGCCTTATTATTGGCACTAATAATACAACAACTACAAATGCTACATCCGCCTTCATCGCGGGCACTCAAAATACAGTATCTGCTCCAAACGGCATCGCCTTTGGCACTAATAATTCCGTATCTGGAGAAAACGGCTTTGCCGGCGGTAATGATGCCAAAGCATCCGGCCGTAACTCCTTCGCGTTTGGCTCGCATGCAGAAAGTCTAGTGGAGTACACCATCGCTATCGGCAACCAGGCTAGAACGGCGTCCTATGATAGCGTTGCTATCGGGAATGGCGCGTTCGTATCAGGCGAAAGCTCCGTGGCCTTTGGTCGTTCCAACAACGTGACTGGTGAAAACTCCGTCGCAGTTGGTGCTAACAATGGCACAGTAGCTGGTGGCCAGTCCGCCGTAGTTGGCTACAACAATAAAATCGGTTCCCAAAAGGAACAGTTGGTGTTTGGTTCTAATTCCGAATCTAATGGCCAAGGTGCTCTTGTATTCGGCACACATGCCAAATCATTAGCCACAGATGCAGTAGCGTTCGGGAACAACACAATTGCTGACCGCGCCAACGCGGTGGCTATTGGCACCAACTCGGTGACCGATGATGCGGTAGGTGTTGATGCCATTACAATCAACGGCACTCGCCACGTATTTGCAGGCGAACAACCAGGCGCCGTCGTATCCTTTGGCTCCAAAGCTCGCACGGGTGCAGGTGGTGTGGCTCAATATAATCGACAACTCCAAAACGTGAGTGCAGGGCGCGTTGAGGCTGACAGCTTGGACGCTGTCAACGGCTCCCAGTTATACGCTGCTTACGATGAGATTAATACTATTGGTGCAAAGGTGCGTACTAATACGGCTGATATCAGCACACTTCAAGGCACCTCTGCTAATCATGAAACACGTATCACGAATTTGGAAAACCGCCAATACAACATGGCCGGTGAAATCAACAACCGCATCAATACTACAAACCAACGCATTAACAAGTTGGGGGCATCTAGTGCTGCATTAAGTGGCTTGCATCCGCTTGAATTTAATCGTAATGATAAAGCATCTTTTGCGATTAGCTATGGGCATTACCGCAATGCTAACGCAGTAGCATTGGGAGCGTTCTATCGCCCTAATGAACGTGTACTGATTGGTGCGGGTATGACATTGGGTGCTGAAAATCAGTACACCATTAATCTTGCGTTTAAGACTGGCAAAGGGTCTGATTACCTCGCTGAAGCCAAAGATGCGCAAAGCCGTATCAGTAAGTTAGAACGATTGGTTGACGAGTTAACTCAAGAAGTTGCTGCGCAACGTCGTATTTAGGAGGCCATTATGAATAAACCTAAAACTCACACACTATCAATCAATATGGATTTGAGCAAAGACTACAGCTCCTGCCGTTGTGCATGTAGAACCACATTAACCGACCAGAAGGTACTTGGCGCGATGTTAGCTAGCGCGGTAGTAGCTATCACTCACGACTATAGCCGAGACCCGCACGCGTTTGCAAAGGCAGTAACCTGTACGGTTATGGAATTTATTGATAAACCAGGCTTTACATCGCCAAGTCAAAAACTATCTTAGAGGTGATGCAATTGGCTCGGAAAAATAGAAGAAAACGGATAGCGAAAGATACTGCAATAGAGCAGATGATTTCACCGGAAGTACATAAAACCGCTCCACCTAGTCCGTGGGATGTTAGAAGCTCCCTCAGGGAACAATCTAAACGTGAAAAGATTGTTACGAAGAGACTTAATAGGATTGATACCTGGGTGACTAGAGCATGCCAAGTCGTATTCATCATCTTAGGCATTTGCGTTCTCATGCTGCTACATGTTAACGGCATTATTTAGATATTAACTAGAAAGGATGTTCCTTATGATCAGAATTACTTTTGAAGCAAAAAACTATGTATCTCTTTGTGAAGAACTTAAATTGTTCCTCAGCTACAGTAATATACCTACAACGGAAGAACCGCCCACAGCTCCGGTGGTACCCGCCGCAGTCCAAGCTCCGCCGGTGGCTCCAGTCACTCAACCTACTACAGTAGCACCTGTGGTACCGACATCTGTGTCGGTACCAACAACTCCAGAACCTCAACAGGCACCGCCTACTCCGGCCGTACCTGTAGCACCGGTTAAAGAATATACCTTAGAAGAAATTCAGGTGGCATTGCAACCTTTAATGGATGCAGGCCGGACGAATGAAATCGTTGGCTTGATGCAAAAATACAAAGTGGCAAGCCTTCCTGAACTTCCAAAAGACCAATTCCCTAATCTCGTAGTTGACCTTCGCAACATGGGGGCTCGAATCTAATGGCTAGCCATGCGCTACTAAGCGCATCAAGTTCCCATAGGTGGCTACATTGTACGGGGGCGCCTCGATTAGAGGCGACCTTCCCTGATACTACATCAGAATATGCAAAGGAAGGAACCCTCGCACATGAACTATGTGAATTGAAACTAAAAAAATACACTACGGTAATGGCCAAAGGTACCTACACCAGGGCGTATAACAAAATCAAAAAGAATGAGCTATGGGCACCTGAGATGGACGAAACTACAGACGTGTATCTCGAATACATCAAGTCCATCATGTTAAGTTACAAGGTCGCTCCTGTGGTAGTCATCGAAAAGCGTGTTGACTTTAGCCAGTATGTACCTGAAGGCTTTGGTACTGCGGACTGCATCATCTTAGCGGGTGATACGCTCCATATCATTGACTATAAACACGGTAAAGGTGTTGTAGTTGATGCGGATCATAATCCACAAATGATGTTATACGCGCTTGGGGCTATGCACGATTACAGTCTCTTATATAAGTTCAATACTATTAAGATGACCATTGTACAGCCTCGTGTTAACAACATTTCAGAGTTTGAAATGTCCTCCGATGAGCTTCGTAAATGGGGTGAGGAGGTAGTCGCACCGAAAGCTAAAGAGGCCTACGAAATGGAAGGCCACACATTTGAGGCTGGTGCCTGGTGTGGGTTCTGTAGGGCAAAGGCTCAATGCAGAACACGATGTGCGCATTTCGATGCGATGCATGTATTCACGAACCAAGACCCTCGTCTGATTAGCCTTGAAGAACTAGGTACATACCTAGAGCACGGCAAAGATATCGAATCCTGGTACAAAGATATCAAGGAATACGCTTTATCTGAATCCTTAGCCGGTGCGGAGGTGCCAGGTTGGAAAGCCGTAGAGGGCAGAGGCTCCAGAGCGTTCCAAGATGGAGATACCGCTATTCAAACCCTTATCAATGGTGGGGTAGATGAATCTATCCTCTATGAACGTAAGGTTCTTACCTTGGCTCAGATTGAAAAGGCCATCGGTAAGAAAGATTTTAATGAACTCGTAGGCGACCAGGTCGTTAAGAACCCTGGCAAACCTACTCTTGTAGTTGATACGGATAAGCGCCCACGTATCACTAACCAACCTAGTGCGGCGCAAGTATTTAATACCAATGGAGGTAACTAATTATGGCATTTCAATGCAAACCAACAGAAGTCCTTTTACAAAACGTACGTTTATCTTTCGTTCATTTACTTGAACCATACACTAACCCAAACAATTTCAGCGAAGCCAAATATAGCGCGATGATCCTTGTACCTAAATCAGATACCGCACAAGTTCAAGCAATTCAGCAAGCCATCGACGCAGCAATTGCCGATGCTCGTGTGAAACATGGCGCCAAAGTTCCGGCTCAACCTAAAACACCACTCCACGATGGCGACGGATACACGCCAGGTGGTAAAGAATACGGCCCTGAATGTAAAGGTCATTACGTATTCAACGCGTCTCAATCCATGAAATTCAAGCCAGAAGTAGTCGACCTTCAAGGTCAGCCACTTACTGAACCTGGCCAAGTATATTCTGGCATGTATGCCAATGTATTGGTTAACTTCTATTTCTATAACAATCAATCATCTGGTATCTCCGCCGGTTTAGGCCCTGTACAAAAGGTACGTGACGGCGAACCTCTTGGCGGGGGCCAACCTGCATCCGCTGCATCCGTATTCGGAGCTCCTCAAGGTAGCGCAGCAAATGTATTCGGTGGTGCTGAAGCCGTTCCAGCTATCAACCCTGTTACTGGCCTTCCAATGTAATAGGTGGCCATTATGCGCCATCTCAACATTGATATAGAGACGTTTTCGTCAAATGACATTGGCGCGGGGGTATACAAATATGTCGAAGCGGAGGATTTCGAAATCCTCCTATTCGCATATGCGTATGACTTTGGCCAGGTTGAAGTTGTGGATCTAGCACAGGGTGAAACAATACCGGATGAGGTGCTTGCAGACCTCAAAAATCCGGATGTAATTAAACATGCCTACAATGCACAGTTTGAAATCACCTGTTTAAACAAGGCCGGATATACTACTCCATTACGTCAATGGCACTGTACGATGATACACGGAGCCTACTTAGGGTATCCTATGGGCCTTGCTAAGTTAGGCGTGGCTTTAGGATTACCTCAAGATAAATTAAAGGATAAAGCCGGTAAAGCTTTAATCCGATATTTTAGTATTCCTTGTAACCCGACTAAATCTAACGGCGGTCGAACTCGTAACCTGCCACACCACGAGCCTGAAAAGTGGCGAACCTATGTCGAATACAATCGTCAAGACGTAGTCACTGAAATGGAATGTTATAAACGGCTCGCGTCGTTTCCTGTACCTGATGAGACCTGGAACGATTGGTACATCGATATTGAAATTAATAATCGCGGTGTACTTATCGACCATGAAATGGTTATCGGAGCCCTTTGCATCGATGAAGAAAACACGAACATCCTCACAAAGGAAGCCCAAGAAATCACAAGGCTTGCCAATCCGAACTCTACGCAAGCACTCCTCAATTGGATTAACACCAACACAGGGGCCAACCTTCCTAACTTAACTAAGAATACAGTTGATAGCGCTCTCAAGAGTGATATTAACCAGGTGGCCAAACGTGTTCTTATGTTACGTAAGAAACTGGCCAAGTCCTCTGTATCGAAGTACGTCAAGATGGAAGAGTCCTGGGGCTCAGATTATCGCCTCAGAGGCGTGTTACAGTTTTACGGAGCCAATCGTACTGGACGATGGGCCGGTCGGCTGATACAGGTCCAAAATCTACCCAGAAACTACATCGAAACGCTTGACGTCGCACGTTCCCTCGTGGCACATCGTAATCGTGTAGGGCTTGAACTCTTGTATGGTGATGTAGCCGATACGCTCTCACAATTAATCCGTACGGCTATTATCGCCCCAGAGGGTAAGACATTATGCGTGGCTGACTTCTCCGCCATTGAAGCACGGGTTATCGCCTGGCTAAGTTGTGAGCAGTGGCGCCAACAAGTATTCGCCCATGATGGTGATATCTACTGCGCCTCGGCATCCTCGATGTTTGGCGTTCCAGTCGTGAAACACGGCGAAAACGGACACCTTCGACAAAAGGGTAAAGTCGCAGAATTGGCCCTTGGGTATCAAGGAGGCGTCAACGCATTAAAGGCTATGGGCGCCCTTGATATGGGCCTTTCGGAAGAAGAACTTCCGGACATTGTCAGATTATGGCGTGAAGCGTCACCACGTATTCGGGACTTATGGTACCAGGTAGAAAATGCTGCCGTGTATACCGTAACCACAGGCAACCCTATGGGCCTTGACCACGGTATTATATTTCGATTAGAAATTGATCCGATATACGGCTATCGCTACATGACGATAGAGTTGCCAAGCGGGCGGAAGCTATTTTACCCTGGTGCGTATATCAAAGAAAACCAATTCGGTAAGGACGCCGTCCATTTCAAGGCGCAATTCAACAACGCCTGGGTGGATGATAGTACATACGGCGGAAAACTTGTCGAAAACATTACCCAAGCCGTAGCTCGAGACTGCCTGGCAGTTACGTTACGTCGATTGACGATAGCAGGGTATCCGATTACTATGCACATCCACGATGAAGCGGTTATGGAAATCCCTTCCGAGGGTAAGGAGAAAACCCTTGATAAGGTTAACGCTTTATTTGGGGCTCCGATTCCCTGGGCTGACGGGTTACACCTCTCCGCCGCCGGATTCACCAGTGATTATTATATGAAGGATTAGAAAGGGCGTTGGCCATATGATTAATGATAAAAAACTAATAATTAGCGTAGGCCAAAGTCGCACGTCTAAACAATGGATTCAAACGGAGCTGATGTGGTCCGAGTTTATCGAACGACTTCGTACACCACAACGTACTACGGAAACAGTTGAGCAGTATCATCAGCTTCCAAAGTCCGCGCAGGCTAAACTGAAGGACATCGGGGGTTTCGTTGGTGGTAGCTTAATCGGTCTCCAACGTAAGGCGATTAATGTCACAGGCCGTGACCTTATTACCCTTGACCTCGATGCCATTGAGCCTGGCCAAACGGATAATGTAGTGCGTACAGTGGACACGTTAGGTATGGCGTACGCCGTGTACAGTACGCGTTCACACACGCCACACCGACCACGGTTACGGGTAGTCATTCCAACCGACCGCACCATGACACCGGATGAGTACGAGCCTATCGCTCGTAAGGTGGCCAGTTTAATCGGTATCGGCATGATGGACTCGACCACGTTCGAGGCTTCAAGGCTCATGTACTGGCCTGGATGTTCTAGCGATGCACAATATGTATTCAGATTTGCAGATAAGCCGTTCTTATCTGCCGATGGCATCCTAGCGGAGTACACCGATTGGCGGGACGTGGCGTCATGGCCACAGGTACCAGGCTCTGAGACATCGGTTAGAGTGAAACAGCTTCTTACGAAGCAACAGGATCCGTTATCCAAGCATGGTATCGTAGGCGCCTTTTGTAGGCAGTATGGCATCCGTGAGGCTATCGATACGTTCTTACCTCACGCATATGTATATGTTGACGGTTCTAACGACCGCTTAACCTACGTCGAGGGTTCTACCATCGGCGGTGCCGTAATCTACGATGATGATAAGTTTTTATACTCACATCACAATACGGATCCGTGCGGGGGCCAACTCGTGAACGCCTTTGACCTGGTTCGACTTCATAAATTCCACGACCTCGACGAGACAGCCAAGGACAGCACACCACCACATAAGATGCCATCGTTCCTGGCGATGAGTAAGCTAGCCTTTGAGGACTCAGAGGTGGCCATCAGTATCCAACAAGAACGTGCACGTGAGTCAGCTACGAACGTGTTCCAAGAATCGATAAGTAATTCTAATACTACCGATGTAACTGACCTTGATGCCAACGCTATGCTCGAGACTGAATGGATGAAGTCCGCCGGGCTCAAATATAACGATAATCAGGGGCTTAAAAAGACACGTGATAATATTCTTAAAATATTAACACATGACCCGGCTATCAAGGGGCGTATCGCGTACGATAAGTTCGGTAGTCGGTATATGGCGATGGGCGCCTTACCATGGGCGCTATCGGAACACGGTAAACGCATATGGACTGACACCGATGATAGTGGCATTCAATGGTACTTAGAGAACCGCTTCGATATCACGGGTAAGGATAAGGTCCTTGATAGCGTGCTATTGATTGCGAAACAAAACGCGTTCAACCCAGTGACCGATTATTTAGACAGTCTCATCTGGGACGGTGTGGAACGATTAGATACAATCTTCATTGATTACCTAGGGGCGGAGGATAATGTGTATACCCGTGCGGTAGGTCGCAAGGCCTTTGTAGCTGCGGTAGCACGTGCCTACGAGCCAGGGTGTAAATATGACACGATGCCTGTATTAGTCGGTGCCCAAGGGATAGGGAAATCATCCCTTATACGTCTCATGGGCAAGGATTGGTACGCTGATGGGCTTAACACCTTTGATGGTAAAGAAGCCGCGGAAAGCATCCAAAATAGTTGGTTAGTTGAAGGCGGTGAAATGGCCGGATACTCGAAGGCGGAAGAAAATGCATCGAAACAATTCTTATCACGCCAGGTCGACGTATTCCGAAAGGCCTATGGCCGTCGTACTGAAGAATATCCACGCCAATGCGTGTTCTTTGGCTCCACTAACCAACACGAGTTCTTAAAGGACATTACCGGCAACCGCCGATTCTGGCCAATTCAATTAGGGTTAAAGAAACCAACGAAAAATGTATTTAAGAATTTACCGGGCGAAGTGGATCAGCTGTGGGCGGAGGCCAAAGCTAGATACCGCCAAGGTGAAAGCTTAATTATTGAAGATAATGAGGAAGTGCTTCGCCTTGCAAATTTAGCACGTGAAAGCCATATGGAAGGAAATGCTAAGGCAGGTGTGGTAGCTGAGTTCTTGAAACAGAAAGTACCTGAAAACTGGAGCACGATGTCACCTAAAGCACGTGACATGTTTATGTCAGGCACACATGCGGTACCTGGACAGGTGCTAGTATTCCGTGACAGGGTATGTGCTGCAGAAGTATGGGTTGAATGTTTTGGACGTCCATTATCTTGGATGAAGAAGTCAGACAGCCGAGAGCTTAATCAAATTTTAGACAACATTCCATTCTTAATGAGGTTTGATTCGATGAAAAAATTTGGGCCTTATGGAGCCCAAAGAGGATTCTCAATTATACCTGGATTGATGTAATTTTCGAAGGTAACATTCCTGAAAATACCCCCATATTCTCAAAAAGAATGTTACCTGAGAATGTTACTATGTTACCCGAATGTTACCCGAATGTTACCTAGAATGTTACCCTAATAAACCTAGTATTTATCTATATTTATAGTACTTATTATATATAAAGGTAACATTTATATATATATGTAGTAGAAATATATATATTTAAGTACGTTATAGGGGTTAAACGGGGTTAAATAGGGTATGTATCTATATGTAAAGAAAAAAATCGTAACTTTGTTACCTTGCGTAAATGATAATCTCAAAATGGAGGTGTGATAGATGCTTGAAAAACTAGTCGAACAGAAATTGGTTCGGGGTGTTAGAGAGTTGGGCGGTAAGGCCTATAAGTTCGTATCGCCTGGCAACGTCGGAGTGCCTGATCGGATTGTGATATGGCCGGACGGTACCGTTCAATTCGTAGAGCTTAAAACGACCCGAGGTCGATTAAGCCAACTACAGGATGTGCAGTGCAAGAAACTATTGAGCCTACTGCAGACCGTTTACATCCTTTACGGCCCTGAAGCCGTTAAGGACTACCTAACGAATGAAGGTGGTATTCATGGCGAGAGTTCCGTGTAAGAACTGTACCAGGCGTACACCTGGCTGTCATGGGATGTGTTCCGATTATAGCTTGTACAAATTACTTAGTAAGTACGAAAAAGCGAAGGATCATGATGATACCGTCGTACAGTCATATATCATGACAAACGTTCGAAAGATTCGTCATAAGATGCAAAAGGCAAAATACGGATGCACGATTAAGGATTAGGAGGTGATGCCGTATGATATTCAAGCCCCATCCCTATCAAGATTACTGTATTTCACGAGTGATTAAGCAACATAAGATAGGGCTGTTCTTGGATATGGGTTGAATGGTTTAGGAAAAACTATCATAACCCTATCCGCTATATACCAGTTGAAATACAACTACTTCCAGGTTAAGAAGGTGCTTATCATAGCACCTAAGAAGGTAGCGGAAGCAACCTGGCAACGTGAAGCGGCCAAATGGGACGGCGTTGGTATTCTTAGAATATCCACAGTACTGGGGCCATTAAAGAAACGCATACAAGCACTAAATACACCGGCGGATATCTACATCATCAATCGCGAGAATGTATCGTGGCTAGTTGGATACTATAAGAACGCATGGCCATTCGATATGGTGGTAGTTGATGAATCGAGTTCCTTTAAATCTCATCGTGCCAAACGATTCAAGGATTTATCGAACATGTACAACCATATCAACCGAATGGTGCTGTTAACCGGCACACCATCGCCGAATGGGTTGATTGACCTATGGGCCCAGGTCTACTTATTAGACCGTGGCCAAACATTAGGTAAGACATACACCGCATTTAGGGAACATTATTTTGACCCGGACCAACGAGGTCGTGATGTGATCTACAGTTACAAGCCAAAGGCGAATACAGATGATGCGATTATGTCAGCCATAGCGCCATTATGTATATCGATGAAGGCTAGCGATTACTTAGACCTACCACCAATTGTGTACGATACGGTGCCTGTGGTGTTAGACGCTAAGGCGAAGAAAGCCTATGAGAGCATGGAACGTGATGCTGTCCTTGAAGTATTTGGAGCAGATGAAGAAATCACCGCCATGAGTGCGGCTGCGTTATCCAACAAACTCCAACAGTTGGCCAACGGCGCTGTGTATGATGATGCGCGGAATGTCCATGAGATCCATGATTGCAAGATAGAAGCCTTTATGGAGCTTATCGAACAGCTACACGGCAAGCCGGCGTTAGTGTTCTACAACTTCAAACATGACTGTGCCAGGTTGAAGGAAGCCTTAGCAAAAACGGATCTGCGTGTACGAGAGTTAAAAGGCGCCGATGAAGAGTTCGATTGGAACGCCGGCAAGATTGACGTACTACTAGCACATCCCGCATCAACTGCATATGGTCTAAACCTACAAGATGGCGGTAATCATGTAATATGGTTCGGGCTTAATTGGAGCCTTGAGCTATATCAACAAGCGAACAAGCGTTTGCATCGTCAAGGGCAAAATGAAAAGGTTATCATCCATCACCTTATATCCGTAGGTACACGGGACGAGGACATGATGGAAGCCTTAGAGAAGAAAGACGAAGCACAAGAATATGTCCTTCAGTCATTGAAGGCGCGGATTGATAAATATGTGAAAGGATAACACTATGAGCAGAATATGTAAGACCTGCGGAAGCTTATTCAAGGCTACCGGTAACGAGCAAGAGTGCCCTACCTGTAAGGAAGGGTTCAACGATATCATGAGTATCATTAAAGGCAAAGACAGAACGGAGACAGTAAAAGACAGTAAAAAGACAGAAGCGCCACCTACTACACCAGAGACATCATCTAAGATGACTATTTGTAATGTGTGTGGCAAGGAGTTCGAGCAAACTGGTAAAGGTCGACCTGCTGTCAACTGTCCGGAATGTCGAGAGGCTTTAAAACATGAATATAAGGCGCCGTCTAAGGTGAAACCTGCTGAGCCTAAAGCAAAGCCAACAGTATCCGTAGCGACGGATGAGGATAAAGCTAAGCAGTACGGCAAGATTGAGCCTAAGCCGGAAGTAGCAGAAACACTGACAATAGATGTACCTGTGGTTGATGGTACGCTTAACGAGACGATGAACGATGCGGTACATCATCCACAGCATTACACCTTGCCAGGTCTAACCGTTGAGAGCGTTGACGTCATTCGTGCGGTATTGACGCCGGAAGAGTTCAAAGGATGGTGCAAGGGTAACGCATTAAAGTATTCCCTTCGAGCAGGCCGTAAGGATCCGGCGAAAGAAGTTCAGGACCTAGCGAAAGCGGGGGTGTTCTTAAGTTGGATTACTGGGGAGTAGCTTATGCATACCAGTGCAAGTTTCGAGAAACTGCTACACGACCACGGGCATTACCTGGATGACTTATACATAATCACTGTTCGATATGTCAATTACTTGGAAGAACAGTATGAGATGGCATACGTACGAAGCGAAGAGGTCATCCGTGAATATAAGGAAGCTGGTAATGACCAGTTCGACGATAAGACGTATTCGTATCCGTGGTATCACGATGAGCGATGGGACGAAGCTACTGATACCTTGGAAGCGATAGAAGATGAAGTCGATGAGCTATACAAGATTGTAGAAGGGATGGATTACATATGACACAGGATAGTATTGATAGGATGTGAACGTATGGGTAAACGTACGAGTAGGGGGACACATCCTGGAATAAGTAAACTGCAAAGGCTGATGGATAGTCACAGGAGACTAACCGACGTTGAAGCACACTTGCAACGCCTGGAGCAAGAAGCACGAAGTGAGTACCCCATCACAGACGAGCAACAGCTAAATCTTAAGACGGCGTATCGTGATTTGCTTGAGGAGTCAAGGCGGCTATCAAGAGAACGATATGAGCTATGGGCTATCATCCATCAAGTGCCGAGCGATTGTGAGCGTACGTTCCTTGAGTATCGCTACTACTTTGGCCTTGGTATGAAGGACGTCATTGAGGCGATGCGCTACAGTGAGCCCCAGGTCTACCGCATAAGGAAGATGGCTGTCAAGTCTTTTTGCAAACTTTTTGAAAATTTCTAAAATATGATATGAAATGATAGTTGCACTTTGTGTTACCTTATGGGTGTGGATATGGAAACGAGCGCCGTGTCCACGCACTGTAGGGTAGTTCATAGTGATACCTTTCATGTACTTACACTTCTCTCCTGGGCAGTAGCCCAAACATGAAGCGAAGCATTGAGGACTACGAACAACCGCGTAGTCCTTTTTGTTAGCTTTAATGAGAAAAGAAATACCCTAAATATATTTAAAATTATTTTTAAAATTTTTGAAACAAAAAGGTACTTCCTCGACGGAAAATCGCCGGTGGTCGCCTCCGCGCGATGTTTGTCCGCATGTGAAAAATTTTTTCAAGTAGAAAGTACCCTACCAATAGACACTTACGGAAGGAGGTCCAAAAATGGCCACGGAAAGACCCAAAGTCAAGTTTGATGACAACGGCGAGATCATTGTCACCACAAAAGTGCTATGCCAAATACTGGACCTCGGTCCGGAAATGATATCACGCCACAATCGTGCAGGTATGCCGAAGGTGGCCACGGGTTGGTGGAATGTTCGTGAAGTTCTTGTGTGGCTTGGCATGTCTAAAGATAAGGACGGAACGAAATCCGCTGCTCAAAGAAAACTTGAAGCTGAGGCGGACTACAAGGAAGCCAAAGCGAAACGCGAAAAGCGAATGAACGAAGTTCTTGAGGGCCAGTATATTGCGGTCGAGGATGTAACTCGGGAATGGACTGGACGCGTTAATGAATTGAAATCATCCCTTGGGCTGTTACCCAAAGCGGTTAGCAAAGAATTTCCAGATGCAGAAACAAGGGTGATTGTAGAGAGGACGGTGAATGAGTGTGTCAACGAGTACCTCGAAAGCTACGCGCGCGACGGCGTCTACACGAAAGCGAAGAAAAGTTAATTCTAAAAATTCTAAGAATCCGAATAAACAATGTCATTACAATTCATCACACGATTCTAGTACATCGTTTACGTGGACGGCGCAAGAACTCGCAGCTTTCAAGCCTCCGGAGCGGTACACCGTTTCCACGTGGGCCGATAAGTTCAGAGTACTCCCAAGCACTAGTGCAGAACCCGGGCCATGGCACACGCACCGCACTCCATATTTAAGAGAGCCTATGGATATGCTCAACAATGATTTAATTGAATCGATTGTACTGTGCTTTGGCGCACAGATTGGTAAGACAGAAGCTGAACTCAACATGATAGGGTTCGCACTGCATCAATCTAAGGCGCCTGTCATGATGGTATATCCAACAGATATGTTGGCAAAGTTTAATAGTGAAAAACGTGTTCAGCCAATGATCACGAACACAGAACCTCTGGCCAACATGTACAACGAAAACGCAAGTTCAAAGTTAGAACTCAACTTCAACACAGGAAACTACATGGTATTGTCCGGTGCTAACTCTCCATCGAGCCTAGCGTCAAGGGCTATCAAGTATGTATTCTTCGATGAAGTTGATAAGTACCCAGTATTCTCCGGCAAGGAAGCCAATCCAATTAAGTTGGCCACAGAACGTACTAAAACGTTCGTTGATGCCAAACACGTGATGGTATCAACTCCAACAGTCGAAAACGGCAATATCTGGACAGCTTTTAAACAGGCTCACGCACAGAAAGAGTACTACGTACCGTGCCCACACTGTGGGGAGTATCAAAAGCTCGTGTTCAAACAGATTAAATGGCCCGATGAGGCTAAAGGCAATAAGGACCGCATCAGGGACACCGCCTATTATGAATGCGTGCATTGTAAGAAAGCGATTCACGATAAGCACAAAATGGATATGCTCCGTAACGGAGAATGGCGAACCGAAAACGAACCCGATTGTCGAGTACGCTCGGTTGGCTATCACTTATCGTCCTTATATTCGCCATGGATAGCCTTTGGGAAAGTCGCTTACGAGTTCTTTACTTCAAAAGACTTCCCGGACCAACTTATGAACTTTATCAATTCATGGCTAGCAGAACCTTGGCGAAGTGCTAAGACGAAAAGCACACAAACGCTACACTTTACGGAATCAACCTATGAGCGTGGCGTAGTACCGGATAAGGCAACGCTACTTATCGCTAGCGTTGACGTACAACTTGACCACTTCTGGTGGGAGGTTAGGGCCTATGCGCCAGGCGTGAAGTCCTATCTCATCGACTATGGCCAAGCCAGTACATGGGATGACCTAGAGGAGATCATAGTCAACAGGGAATATCCAACAGAATACGGCGAACCTAGACAGGTGATGAAGGCGGGCATTGACTCAGGCTTCAGAACGGACGAGGTGTACCAATTCTGTGCAAGGTTCCCGGAAATATGTATTCCGTTAAAAGGTTCGTCCAATCATAGGACCCTAACGGCGCCGTACTCCATGTCAAGTGTTGAGAAGGGCGTTATCGGAGGCCTTAAATTGTACGTTCTTAATACGGACTACTGGAAGGACTTTATCTTTGCTCGGATGGTACGGCCAACTGATGAGGTAGGCACAATCCATCTGTTCAAGGATTGTCCTCAAGAATATACTGACCATCTCCGGTCGGAAGAAAAACAAGAAATCCGCAATGTGAAAACGGGTGAAGTTACGGTGCAGTGGAAACCACTCACCGGACACCCTACGAATCACTTGCTAGATACATGTACATACAATGCTGCAGTCGCAGACATTGCAGGGGTGAAGTATTTAACGGAGCCCGAAGAGTATGAAGAGTCCAATTCCGTACCCGAGGACATCGACTACGGCGTAGGAATGGGAAATACGAACCATTGGTTTAGATAAGGAGGTGAACCATGAGCGATGTAAATGAACAATTGGACCGTATCCGTGAAGTCATCGAGGATATCGAAACTAAAGGATACTCCGAGTTACAGATTGGCGGTAAGCGGTTCAAAGCGATTGACCTTCCTGTGTTATATGCACGAGAACAAACGTTAATGCAACGCGTTCATGAGGAAGCGAACGGCTTCCAGAGTGATGCATACGTGACATGGGGTGGACGATGAATATCTTAGATAAGGTAATCGGTTGGGTTAGCCCTGAAAGGGCGCTTAATCGTATCGCAGCACGAGAGGCTATCCGCCAATATGATGCGGCGTCGATGGACCGATTAAGCAGTGACTGGCAACCTGCTTATGGCACCGCTGAACAGTTGGCCACCGGAGCACGTGATCTTATTCGAGGTCGAGCTCGTGCAGCTGAAATGAACAGCGACTTAGCGGAGTCTGTGGTAACGGCTTTAATTCGTAACGTTATTGGCGTTGGAATTAAGCCACAGGCGAAGGTAAGAAGCGGTAAAGGTAAGTTAAATACAAACCTTAACAACAAAATCGAAAAAGCATGGGCAAAATGGACTGAAGCTGAAAACGCGGATGTCCGAGGTATGTCTAACTTTTACGAATTGCAGTCTATCGCGCTACGGCGGATGCTGTATGATGGCGAGATTCTAGTCAACAAAACCGCACAAGGCGAATACCTTCCGTTATCGATACAATTGATTGAAGCGGAGAATATCGGGGCGGTTAGCTTACAACATGGTAAGAATAATATCATCAACGGCGTGGAGGTTAACGAATATGGGAGACCAGTTGCGTATCACGTATATCAAAGCGATCCAATGGGGCTACGCAGTTTCGACGCATTACGGCTAACTACTAACCAGGCGTTCTTATTATTCAAGCCGACTCGTACCTCTCAACTTCGAGGGATGAGCCACCTGGCATTAGTCCTTCGCCGTATCCACGATATTGATGAATACATGGACGCAGACCTAATTGCTGCACGTGTATCCGCATGTTATAGCGCGTTCATAACGTCTCAAAATTCAGCACGTCAAACGGCGATGCTACCTAGGGATAGTAAAGGACGTCCTAATATGACCCTAGCACCAGGCATGGTTAGACACCTTAGCCCTGGTGAATCCATTGAATTTGCAGACCCTAAACGTAATGCAGGGACTGCTAGTGAATACTCGGCAACTCAGACACGGAGAATATCCTCTGGTCTAGGAATGAGCGCGGATATCGTGGCTCGTAATATATCTGGTAACTTCTCAGCAGCAAGGCAAAATCTGTTAGAGGACCAAAAGACCTTCCGACAATGGCAAACATTTGTTATCGCGCACTTTTGCATGCCGATTTGGAAAGCCTTTATTGACGCATTGTACCTAGCTGGTGAACTACCATCTGACTACTTGGCGAATAAGGACAAGTACCAAGAAGTATCTTGGCTTGCACCAGGTTGGTCGTGGATAGACCCAGTGAAGGAAGTGTCCGCCAATAAGGAAGCTATCAAGTCCGGTCTTACAACCTTAGAGGATGTGTGCGCAGCATCTGGGCGTGACTGGGAAGAAGTTCTTGAACAACGGAAGCTCGAACAAGATAGAGCCAAGGAGCTTGGTGTGTTACTTGATTATTCCAGTGAGTTGCAACCATTGATGGACCCAGATAGTGACAATAACGTCCAACAATCACAGGAAGGAGCTGATGGCTAACAATGGACGAAAATGAAAAACGTAGCATTTATGGTAACTATTGCCGTGAATCTACGATTGACCAAGTCGACTCCGACAATCGGACGGTAGAACTTTCTTTCTCCTCCGAAACGCCATATGGCCGTTGGTTCGGCGATGAAATCCTTTGCCATGATGAAGAATGTATCAATCTCGATAGATTTAACGATGGCTTAGGCACCGTGCTATTTAACCATGATCGTGATGCGGTCGTGGGGCACATCGAAAAGGTGTGGATTGAAGATAATCGAGGTAAAGCGCTAGTACGCTTTGACGAAGATGAACAATCCGACGCCATATTTAAGAAAGTCCAATCCGGTACGCTTCAAGGTGTTAGCGTTGGATACTCTATTAAACGCTATGAAGCGCTTGATGAGAAAGATTCTGTATCCAGTAATGGCAGATTCAAAGGGCCGGACACATATGTAGTAACGGATTGGGAACCTTTAGAAATCAGCATTGTATCCGTACCTGCAGACCCTACGGTCGGCGTAGGTCGCAGTGCAGATGATATTCAAATTCATACAAGTATTGACACACAGGAGGAAAACAAAGGTATGGATGAACAAGAAAAATTGACTGAAACTCCAGAAGTGAAATCCGCTCCAGTTGAAGGCGGTATCACAAAAGAAGAATTGGCGAAAGCTATGGAAGAAGAACGTAAACGTACTTCTGAAATTACTGCTATGTTCCGCGACTTCGATGTTGAAGGCGCAGACGAAGCAATCGTATTGGGCAAATCCGTTGACGAAGCACGTGCAATGGTTATGGACCAATTACGTGCGCGTAACGCAGGCGTGTCCGTTAAAATGGGCGAATCTGAATCCGATAAATTCCGTGCAGCTGCACAAGATGCAGTATTAATGGCGGCAGGTATTCAAGTAGCTGAACCGGCACCAGGTGCTAACGAATTACGTGCACATTCTTTAGTTGAATTGGCACGTGAAGCATTACAACGTGAAGGCCTTCGCGCTAACTTTGGTGATAATTTGGAATTGGCTCGTGAAGCTATTAACTCCACATCCACATTCCCTGCTATCATGTCTAACTTGGCAAATAAATCCGTAATGAATGGCTTTAACGAAGCAGAAACTACGTACCAATTATGGGCGGGTAAAGGCTCTAACCGTGACTTCAAAGAAGCTACACGCGTAGCGTTGTCTGAAGCAGGCGACTTGGAATTAGTTCCAGAAGGTAGCCAATTCAAAGCTATGACATTCGGTGAAACTTCCGCACGTACTAAAGTTGCTACTTACGGCAAATTGTTCAGCTTAACTCGTCAAGCTATCATCAACGATGACCTTGGTATGTTCTCCGCTATCGCAACTCGTTTCGGATCCGCGGCTAAACGTTTGGTTAACAAAATGGTATACGCACAATTGACAGGTAACGTAGAAATGGAAGATGGCGTTACATTGTTTAACAGCAAACACGGTAACGTTGCATCCACAGGTGAAGCATTATCTGTAAAAGCTATTGCTAAAGCAGTAACTGCTATGCGCCGTCAAAAGGGTATCCAAGGTACGGCTACACTTAACATCACACCTAAATACTTAATCGTTCCACCTGAACTTGAAATGGTAGCATACCAACTCATGAACTCCACCGCAGACGTGGCAGGTGTTAACTCCGGTGTGGTTAACCCATACAAAGGTCGATTCACGGTTATCGCTGATGCAGAAATCACTGACCCAGATGCATGGTACTTAGTAGCGGATGCAACTCAACACGATACTATTGAAACTACATTCTTGAACGGCGTAGAAGCTCCACGCTTAGAAACTCGTCAAGGCTTCGACGTAGATGGTATCGAATATAAAGTTGCATTGGACGTAGGCGTACGTGCTCTTGACTTCCGTGGATTATATAAAAACGCAGGTAAATAATTAGGGGGTAACGATATATGATGACACAATTCGTACAAGAAACTGACCGCATTGACATTACTGCAACTGCAGAAGTCAAAGCAGGTAACATTGTTGAAGCCGGTGCACTTCATGGCGTGGCTGTCACAGATTTAAAAGTCGGTGAAGTCGGCGCCATTAAAGTAACCGGCGTATTCAAAGTAACAGCTAATAAAACTGATACTTTTGCAGTCGGCGACGTAGTTAACTTTGACACAGATAAAGCCGTTAAAACAGGCGGTAATCCATTGGGTATCGCAGTAGCGCCTAAAACTGCTGCGCAAGATACTGTTACCGTTATGCTAGTGCAAGCTGTCAAAGTTGGCGCGTAGGCAATAGCTATATTATGAGGATAACGGGGGCCCTACGCCCCCGTTAAACCTATGAGGTACAAATATGTATACATACGATGAAAACGTCCTCTTGGGGGCATTTGGTGAGAAAATCACATATGAAGGTAAGACCATCAAGGCGAGCGTGGAAATCGGTGAGTACGATGGCAAGGGTTCGGGATTCGTAACCGGATTAGCTGATAAAGCGAAGATATGGATACGGACCAAGGATATACCACTCCCTAAGGCGAAGGATGAAATCTACATCCACGGCAAGAAGTGGTATGTGGATCATATCTCCGATAGCGACGATAAGATGCATTGCCTAGAAATCGTGGCCAACGTAAGGACGGTGAGACCATGAGTAATGAGCCTATCACCATTAATGATGGAGCTACACCGTATCTTGAATTTATCGCTAAAACGAAACCCGATTGGATGCGTAAGGCGATGAAGTCGATGGGATTCATGATGTCTAAGGCTATCAAGGAAGGCATTAAATCCGGAGCGCCAGGCGGTAAGAAATACGCTAATTTCATGCCACCCGCTATGAGGGCACAACTCGAAGCAGCATTCGGCGCCAAAGTTAGAAGAGCCTACAGAAAAGGCGGTAAGGCTGACCGAGAAGGCTGGATACATAAGTCTCGTGATGAACTTATCGCGGGCGGTGTAAAAGCCGGCACAGTTGGATACACGCCTCTTGGCAAAATGTACCGTGCCGTAGGATACCAGTACGACGCTAAGTCTGAATCGGTCAAAGTTGGATGGCTATCTAATTCAGCTAAGAAATTAGGGGAACAGATAGAGAAGGGCTACACCAAGGAAATAACAGAGAACATGCGTAAGAAATTATTTGCGCATGGGTTCCAGTTGGCCAAGGGGAAAACGACCTTCACCATTAAACCCCGTGAAACCTTCGGGCCGATGCGCAACGCCCTTCAACCTAAACTCGTACCGTTCCTTGAAAAGAAAATCGGTGAGTACGCACTTGGTAATACCTCATGGGGCTCCAGTAATCGAGTATACAAAGTGAGGTAGCTATGCAAACAATTCCACTCGCAGTGATTGCGAACCGTTGGGTTGAGGCTATTAAGGATAATGATCGTATCAATGAGTTCTGTAAGGCGAAGTACGGTAAGGACCTATCCATATTCGTAGGGTATGACGATGCAGGGGCTCCTCTTGAGGAGGATTGCCCATGCGTTATAGTCCTTATGGACTCAAAGTCCGAAGGGCTTGCGGACTCCTATTCGTATACGCTCCAACTCGTATGGGGCGTACATCGGAAGGAAGCGGAGCGTAATGGCCGTGTCATTACCTATACAGGTGCCTTTGAAACCGATGAACTTGGCCAGCTACTCATTGAATGTATTATGGCCGTCAACCCTAATTATCCAGTCATTAACATTGACTATGAAACGGATAATGTATCGTGGCGCCCTGTGTATCCAGGAAAGGCCACATTCACAATAGAAATACCGCACGTAATCGGCGGTCACGTTGAATATTAATAGGAGGATAACATGGCAGTAGCTAAACGTGCGCAAGGCGCACAATCCAAATTAACAATGGCTTTTGAGACTGACTTTGGCGTTACACCGTCCACCGGTGGCGTGGTTATGCCAATCATTAGTTCCTCTCTAAAAGCAAGTCAAAATCTAAATGATTCTAATGTAATTCGTGGTACGCGAAATCCAGCTGCGCCTAGCCGTGGTAACATCGATGCATCCGGTAGTATTACACCACCAGTCGATGTAATCGGCTTCGGCTATTGGTTGAAATTAGCCTTTGGCGCGCCTACTTCTACAGCCGGTGCAGGTTCCGCGCATAAGCATGTGTTCAAAATCGGTCCGGATATGCCATCCGCTACATTCGAGCAAGGCTATAAGGATATCAGCACATATCAACAGTTTAGCGGCGTTCGGATGAATAAGATGGCGCTTAACTTTGGTGGTGACTCCGAGTTAACAGCCACTATCGACGTAATGGGGTGCAAGGAAACAATGGCGGCGGTGCCATTTGATACAGCGCCTACTCAAATTGCATTTACTCCATTTGAAAACCTGGAAGCCACAATCAAAGAAGGTGGCGTGACAGTTGCTAACGTATTGTCCCTAAGCCTTAACATTGATTTCGGCTTGGATGGTGATTCCTATGCTATCGGTAATAAAGGGTTCCGTACCTATATCGATACAGGTATTGTCGGTGTATCTGGTACATTGAAAGCGTTCTTCCAAAACATGGACTTATTGAACAAAGCCGTAAATGGTACAGAATCTAGCTTAGAATTAACGCTTACTAAAGGCGATAACTCTTTGGTTATCAAATTACCTGAATTGATTTACGAACGTAACTCCCCAGGTATCGATGGCCCTAAAGGCGTTAACATTGAAATGCCGTTCAAAGCATACTACGGCGATGGTGCTGAGGCATCTGCCGTTCTATTCGAATTAACTAATACGCAAGCAGCATATTAATAGGAGGTAAGTATGAAGATTCAAGGTAAGGAACTAAAAGCAAGAGCCCTCACATGGTCTGAACGTGAAATGTTGATTAAAGCAGGATTGGACTTCGTATATTGTCCAGTCGAAGAAGATGATCAACTAGCAGGTATCATTCGTAGCCGTGACATTATGCGGTTCATCTTGATGGACGTATATGGCCTCAGTGATGAGGACCTTAATACTGTATCTGATAAGGAAGCTATGGACTTTGCGGGTAAAGTTATCACAGCGACATTCCAGGTACAAGACGCAACGGAAAAAAACTAAAAGAGGTGTGGGGGTGGATGTCCTCTGACCGTCCGAAGTATTGCCAAGGGTGTAGGGAGTTACAATCCGCCACCCGGCAGTCCTTCGACTGTTCGGAGTGTGAATACAATCCTCCGCACCTATTATTTGGTACAAAATTGGCTATGAAACTGTATACCCTATCACGCAGTCAACGCATATATCACACAGGAGGGCTAGCAGGATTTGATTATCCGGCCATCCGCACAGTTGCGGAAATGAATAATATCAACCTGGGTCCGATGTTATTCAACCTCATGTGGATATTGGAGGGATTAGAAATGGAGGCGATGAATAAGGATGTCGAATAATGTAGTAGATATCGTAGTGCAACTGACCGATAAGAATACGCAAGCCGGTTTAGAGAAAATCGCAGCCGCCTCTAAGGGTACAGTTGCCGAGCTAGCAAAATTAAAAACAGAAATGCTGACCATTGGAGCTGGTGCGGGTATCACCGGTCTAGGGTCAAAGCTTGCCAAAGAGGCACTCGACTGGAATTTATCAGTTAAGAAAATGCAGTCCTTAACAGGTGCCACCGCTGAGCAAGCTAGTACCTTTATCTCCGTGGCCAACTATATGGGCGTAGCTACCGACGTAAGCACTACGGCGTTTGCTAAGTTCGCGAAAGCCGTATCAAACGCTCAAGATAAAATGCAAACAGCCTCGGCTGAGGGGAAGCTTGCGACCGATATGTTCAGTCGGTTAGGGATTAGTATTGATCAGATTCAAGGGAAGAACACTCTTGAAGTATTCCAGATTATCCAAGAACGCCTAAGAGGCATGAAGGACGGCGCGGAAAAAACTCGCGTCGAAATGGAATTGTTCGGTAAGACGGGCTACCAACTCCACGGCATGCTGAATATGTCTGCAGAGGCGATGAAGCAAGTCGAGGACCGGGCACGTGCTATGGGCCTTATTATTGACGATGAAGCGGCTAAGAAATCGGCGCAGTTTAATCGCCAATTAAAGGACATGGAACAAACCGGTAAGCGTTTGGCCATCATGATTGGCCAAGAGTTATTGCCAGTAATTATGGACTACACTCAATGGGCTATCGACTTAACGAAGTCCTATAGCAGTATGGCCACCGAACAGAAGGAAGCTATCTCAGGGGTAGTGAAATTTAGTTTCGAGGCCGGTATTGCGGTAACAGTGATTCAGTCCGTAACGACTGCATTAAAATTCATGAGACTTGCCACATTAGCGGCTGCAGGTCCCTGGGTAGCTTTGGCCAGTGCTATTGCGTTGGCAGGTAAAGCATTACTTGACTATCGATACAAGGAACGTACCAAAGGTACTGACCTAGGTGTTGAAGTTAACGGCATGAAAGCCCATCGGAACCTTAACTCTGATAAGGGCACAAGTGAAGCCTACATGGCAAACCATGATGGCCGTTACTGGGTTGAGGATAGTTCCTTCTTCGGCTTGATTAAGAACGACCGCCTAGCCACTAAGGAGGAAGGCGCTCAAATCGATGCTGCGATGAAGGCTAAGGAAGAGGCTGATGCGGCGAAGAAGAAAGCCGAGGAAGAACAGGCCAAGTTAGACCAAGAAATCGAGAACGCTAAGAACGGCTTATCGAATAACGAAGCCATTAATAAGGCTAATGAGGAAGCCGGCAAAGCGGCGAAGGCCCAAGAAGCCGCCGCTAAGAAAGCAGAACAAGCGGCTGAAAAATTAGCAAGCTCCGTGGAACGTCTTAACGACATGATTCGAAGTCTAACTCTTCAATCCTTGGAGATTGACGGTAGTCAGTACGAAATTGATAAGCTCAACGCTAAGAATCAGTATGAATCGAACAATAAGAACATTCGAGATATTATCCGTTCCGCAGCGGGGCTTAATAGCGTAGGTGGTGGAAGTGGTGAAGCTTCCGGTGTATTAGCTGCAGCTAATGCTCAACTTGGCAAGGCCTACTCACTAGGGGCTGATGGTACTTGGGCTACGGATTGTGGCAAATTGTTCGCTGATTCCGTCAAGGAAACCTTTGGAAAGGACGTACCTCGTTATGTTCCTTCCATTATGGACGCGGCAGCAGCTGCGGGCGCATGGCATCCGGCTGGTGATGGATATACACCTCAAGCAGGCGATGGCGTCGTAGTTCTTGGAGATAATCACATCGTAATCTCTGATGGCAATGGCGGATACACTGGTGCTAATTCTAGTACTGGTGTAGTGGCTAAACAGTCCGTCGAAGGAGACTTCGGGGCGGTTACTGGGTATGTGGATACGGCTAAATTAGTAGGCACATCTGCAAGCGTATCGGCTTCTAACGATGCCCTTAAGAACGCTAACGCGCAAGCGTTGGCCAACTCCAACCTAGTGGCCGAGGCAAGGGCCAAGAACGAAGAAGTATATCAAAAGAAACTTGCTGAGGCGGAACGGAATCAAACTATCCGCGTTCGCAAGATGAATGAGGATATTACGAAACTTGACCTTGAACGTACAGGGGATAGACTCCAACTTATCAAGACTGAGTCCGATGCACAAAAGGCTCAGATTGAGGATAACGTTCGTGAGTACACCAAGGCTGTAGGGGACAAGAAACTTGCTGAGAAGAAGGCAGAGTCGGAACGATTGAAACTCGTAGCCGATACTGAGCAGAAAATCAGAGAGCTTGCCTACACACAAACGACTGAAGCGTTAGATCATCAGTCCAACCTGGTGAAACTTGGACACCTTACACTGGACCAGTCAGACGCCATCTTGGCGGAACAACTGCAGGCCTACATCGACTATTCCAAAGACGAGCTAGCTAATGCACAGATGACGGCTACGCAACGGCTACAGATTGAGAAGAACCTAGTTGAGGCCCAACAAAAGCTATGGGAGATGGCAGGGCGTAACTTGAAATCTCGATTGAAGGAAGCAGCGCGCCAATATCAAGAGGAAACAGTGAATTATGCTGACCTTGCGAAGTCGACCTTTGATAGTACCATGAGTAATATCAATTCGACTTGGACAAGTAACCTCGAGGCTATGGCCACAGGTACGAAATCCTTTAGTAAGGGGCTTATAAGCATATTCAAGGATATGACGAATAGCATTATCAAGATGATGGTGAACTTATCATTCCAACAATACCTACAGCCTAAGTTGCAAAGCCTATTCGGTGGAGTGGTCGGAGGTATAGGAAATATTGGTGGAGGCGGTCGTACCTTCTCCACAGGTAGGTCCTTTAGTTCAGCGTTCAGTAGTCGAGGGTTTTCTAAGTTCGCATCCGGCGGGGTAGCGCCTACAGGTATGACATTGGTCGGTGAAAACGGACCGGAGCTCCTTCAATTCAACGCTTCCCATCGTATCTATAACGCTAGTCAAACTCGTAAGATGCTAGGTGGTAATCAGGGGAATAACGTTACTGTTAACATCATCAACCAATCTGGCCAAGCCCTTGAATCTGAGCAACAAAGCTCGAGATTCGATGGAGAAAATTACATCATCGATGTAATGGTTAAAGCCGTAACAAATAATAAAGGAGGTGCGCGGGATGCAATTAAAGCGGCCGCAGGTTAATCATGGCAACATTTCCAAACATTAGATATCCAATATATCCAATTCAAGAAACTACACCGGATATGACATATAAGGGCCAAGTGGAGAATATGACGATTATTAGTCGCCGTAAGACTACTAAGGCCTTACGGTCATACAACGTGAACTATAAGGTGCCCACCTCTGAGTACTTACGGTTAAGGTCGTTCTTTGACGAGGTTAACTGTTCGACAGTATTCGACTGGACGAACCCTGAAACGAAGGAAACTATCAAGGTACGATTTAGTGATCAGTTAGACTTTGCAGCGAATGACTACGGCATATGGGTTGGTACCGTGAAATTACAGGAGGCATAACATGTTAACACTTTCAACTGCATCTATCTTGGAGAAAAACAAAATAGACGCCACAGGTGTATGGCTCATGCTCCTTGATATCGAATACAAAGGCGATATCGTCCGACTTGTGTATAACACTGAGGATATTACCTTCCAGGGAAATAAATACATCGCGTTTCCGTTTAAATTAGCGGACGTCAACCATAACTCGACTGACCTTCCAAACGTTAAATTGTCCGTGTCCAATGTGACACGGACTATCCAACGCCTGGCGGAGGATAATCAAGGGTTCACTGGTGCGAATGTTATTGTCCGCGTAATAAATACAAATGTACCGAACGTGTGCGAAGTAGAAGAACACTTCGTTATTACGGGCTCCGTTGCTAATGCAGAATGGATGGAGTTCACACTCGGTACGGATTTTAGTTTCACACGTCGGTTCCCTTTAGTCCGCATCATGAAGGACTTTTGTCCTTTCAAATTCAAAGGTATTCAGTGTGGATACAAGGGCACCGAGACCGAGTGTAATAAGACTTTGTCACGATGTCGAGCATTAGGTAATAGCGTTCGATTCGGAGGCGAGCCAACGATTCCACAGGGAGGTCTGTATGCATCTAACAAGTGATATGTCTGATATGCTGGGCACCCCATTCGAGGAGCTGAAATGTTGGGACGTAGTGGCCGAGGTGTATCGCCGTAATGGTGTTACACTTCCGAACTACACAGATATTCCTATGGACGAGTGGCAAGAGGTCAAGGAGCCAACAGAGGGCAGTGTCCTGGTATTCTCGCTAAAAGGTAAGGAACTTGACCACGTAGGCGTGTATTTAGGTGATGGTCGATTCATTCACGCTACTAAGCCAAGCGGTGTATGTATCGAACATATTTCTAAATACGTTCCTAGGCTTAAACATATATACGATAGAAAGGAGTAGCCGATGATTAATGTAGTGCTAGTAAGGAATCCGTTTAAACCGGATCAGCATGAAACACAATACCGCCCCTATAAGGCAAACATGCCATTAAGCTTTTACGCTAAACAAGATGGCGACTGGGTATACTCCATTAATGGCCAAGAGGCTACGCTTGATACCATTGTTAACGATGGCGATTATATCGTGGCCATGCCTCAAATCGACGGTAAGTTCTTTGGAATCATCTTAACAATAGGCCTTAGTATCGCCACAGGCGGTATCGCTAGCGGCGCTATATTTGGTATCCAAAGTCTAATATGGCGCACAGTACTCTCCATGGCCATTGGTATGATTGGCAATATGCTTGTCAATAAGTTAACTCAGCCAAAGGCTGACCGGTCTCATACGGACTCCGCACAGGCTAACACCTATGGATGGGGAGGGGCAAAAACTGTAACCGGGCAAGGGTACCCTCTAGCCGTTACGTACGGCCGTATGAAGAGCGCTGGGCTCCTCTTATCTCGTCACATTATCAGTGATGGCGAAAAGCAGTACCTCAACCTCTTATATTGTGCCGGTGAAGGCGAGTTATCCAAAATCGAGGATATCCGTATCAACGCCAACCCAATCAGTAACTACCAAGATGTGCAAGTGGATATCCGATTAGGTACCAATGACCAAACTGTTATCCCGAATTTCAACGATAACTACGCAGACCAAGTACTCAACTATGAGCTTAAGGACGGGTGGAGTACACAACGTGTACAAGGTGACGCATGCAATGCTATAGAGTTAACTATCAGCTTCCCTAATGGCTTGTATTACTCCAATGATACAGGCGGAATGGACGCTACATCGGTTACTCTTGATGCTGAAATCCGGAAAGTTGGGGCGGACGAGGAGTGGCATAAGTTACCACTCTCCAATCAAAAGGGTATGCAAGCCTTCGTTAAGAAATCCGGTGACGGCTGGTCCTTCACGCGTCAAAAGTCTGACGCAGAAATCGCTGAAGGCGACTATAAGGGCAAGGTTACAGAGGCTACTAACACCGCGTTCTATCGAGTGTACCGATTCGATAACCTCGATAAGGCGCAGTATGAAGTCCGTGTTCGTTGTTCCAGTAAGGACGGTAGCTCAATCCGATACAACAATAAGGTGTACTGGAACCAATTGACGCAGATTATATACGATGACTTCGTACATCCTGGTAAAGCCCTTATCGGTATTAAAGCCTTGGCCACATCTCAACTTAACGGCTCTGACCCTGAAGTATCCTGGATACAAGAACGCTCCGCCGTGTATGTATTCAACCCGTACCAACAAAAGTATGAAGTCCAACGCGCGGATAACCCGGCATGGGCGGCATATGATCTACTTCATATGGCTCGTAAGTTTGGCGATGAATACGTCGTGTTTGGCCAACCTCATGGACGGATGGACTACGATGCATTTAAGGCTTGGGCCAATAACTGCGATAAGAACGGATTCACCTTTAACTATATCTACGATAGCGCTAGCCGGTTATGGGATGCGCTCAAATATCCGGAAAACGTAGGACGTGGTAAAGTCATTCCACAGGGAACTAGATTCACCTGTGTTAGCGACTATAAGTCAACACCAGTGCAGTTATTCACGGTGGCCAACATTAAGCAAGGTAGCTTCTCCGAGGAGTTCCAAGGTATCCAAAGCCGTGCCAACTCCGTGGAAATCTCCTTCCTTAATAAGGATAAGGACTACGAGCGCGATGTTATCCCCGTGTATGGCGATACCTACGATGAATCGGATACCCTTACCAACCCTGCTCAAATAGAACTTATGGGATGTACTAGCCTAGACCAGGCGTTCAAACATGGTAAGCACTACCTACGATGCAATAAGTACGAGGTGCGTACTGTATCTATCGAAGCTTTCACCGACGCTACAGCGTGTACCATCGGGGATATTATTCTTATCCAACATGACGTACCTGAATGGGGCGAAGGTGGCCGAGTAGTAGCTGTTACAGGTAATACCATCACCCTTGATAAGGAAGTATCGACATTACCTGGCAAGCAGTACCAACTACTGATTCGTAACAATGCTACCGATGCGGTGACTACATTCACAGTACTAAGCGTGATTGGCCGTAACGTAACGGTTAAGGAAACGATTGCAGTCGAACCTGGTAGTGTGTACGCCTTTGGTGAGTTAACCAAAGCAGCTAAACCATTTAGGGTGCTAGCTATCACGGAAGGCGGTACAGACCTTACTCGCAAGATACAGTGCATGGAATACTATCCTGAAGTGTATACGAGCGCGGATGGCTCTGTTCCTGTTATCGACTATAAGTCTGAGGTTGGTAGCGATATTGAGGATATAGGCCTCGTAAGTGATGTATACGGAGCTAATGGCATTATGTACTCACGAATCGCCGTCCGTTGGCAACTGCCTCGTGATGGCAAGATAACCAACGTAGTGGTTAACTATAGGAACGCTAAAAGTGATACCTGGAAATACGTGGGGAACTTCCCCGCATCACCTAATAGCACGGAGATATCCGATGTATTATTAGGCGCTACGTACGAGATTAAGGTGCAAGCGATTAACGATTTAGGGCAACTCACTACAGGGGTTACTAAGGAAATCGTGATTCCTAAGATGCAAGCGCCCGGTGATGTGCAGAACCTACACGTCATTAGTCGCTACAACCTAACCGCCGATAAAAGCGTATACTATGACCTTCAAGTGATGTTCGAGCCACCGGCTAATCCTGGCAACTTTGATAGCGCTGAGGTGTGGTACAAACTTAAATCTAAGAATGGCCAAGTTATCGCCGGTCAAGATTGGCAGTATGCGGGAAGTAGTAACAGCCAGGTTATTATCAAGGCATTAGGCCCTGGCGAAGAGTACGAGGTTAAGGCTGTGGCCGTGGATAGGTTCGGTAATCGTTCCGATACTGCCCAGGTAGTTGACGTCGTAGTCAAGGCTATGGACGAAGTACCGGACATGCCTAAGAACTTTACTGTATCATTCAAGGACCACGCCACCGCATCATGGAACGATGTATTGAACGCTGACGTGGACTATTATGAACTACGCACCGATAATGACCCAGGCAAGGATACCAACGCGCTACTTGCGAAGGTGAAAGGTACCTCAGCTAATCTACCGCTTACGAAACGAAGTGGTACGGTGTACTTGTATGCACGAAGTACGCTAGGTAAGTACTCAACGCCGGCAACGTATTCGTACAACTTGCCACAGTTAGAGGCCCCTACGTTTGAGGTCAAGGACCAACTCGGAGGATTCAGCCTGTACTTCGGGGCGAAGCCTCCACAGGCATATGTAATCCGTTGCCACGTTATTGGCGATAATCGTACGGACGACTTAGAGACAACGTCTAGCATGCTCACCTACTCCAATAAAGCCGGAGTATACCGTGTGCGGTGTGAATATGTCGACGTGTTCGGTAGTAGCTTAGTTGCCGAGAAGTCGGTCACTATTAAGGACAGGGTTGATAAGAGCCTACTTGATGCGGAAGCATTAGGGCTAAAAGCTATGGACGAATCGATTCAAGCGATGAGTTCTGAGGTTGGAACGATGAAAACCTCTGTTATCGGGTTTGCATCTAAATTAGTCCAACTCGATAAGGGTATTACCCAAAAGGTAACTGACCTTAATCAGAACCTATCCGGTCAAATTACTACGCTAGCCAATGGTATTGACCTTCAGGTAACACAGGCTATCGGTAATCTGAGTGGTAAGGATATTGTTAGTCGGATTAACTTATCCCCTGAAGGTACTCGAATCGACGGCAAGCTATTACACGTAACTGGCCAAGCACTGTTCGATAATAATATCATCACGGATGGTATGCTCCAAGCTAACTCCGTGAGTGCGGATAAGATACAAGCATTATCCATTAGTAGTGATAAGCTCCAAACGGATAGCGTTACCGCGGATAAGTTAAAGGTGAATAGCCTTGACGCTATCACGGCAACGATTGGTACGCTCCGCACTAAGACGAGTGGCGCTAGGGTTGAGATATCCGATAACTTAATTAAAGTGTTCGATGATAACAATGTACTAAGAGTGAGGTTAGGGGTGTTTAGATGATAATTCTAATAATCTTAATTCTGCTACTATTAGCGATGGCGGTTGCAGTACTACTAATAATAAGGAGAAAACATAAAATGCCACAGGGGATTGAAATATATAACGAATACGGAGAAAAAATACTGTCTACTGATGCGAGGTTGACTCGCTCGTTAATGTGCGTCCCTTGCACATCGTGGACTGGGTCAGCAAAAGTAATAGGTAAACAAAAGGATACAACTATATACGTTATTCCTTTTGTATCCGTTTCTTATAAGGGGAACTTCCCAACAACGAAATTTATCAAAACTTGGATTAATCAAGATATGGTGTACTGGGAATATACACGGATTAATAATCATTTCTTTGATAATGATACGTTGGCGATTGTATTGTTTATAGGAGAATACTAATATGAGCGCAACTTATCTCGAAGTCAACAATGACAAAAATCAAATCATCATTAACGATGAGTACAGAAATTTTAAATTGCACAGCGTTGTGCCGAAAGTTGTTAGCCTATTTTTCAACACCCGTGTTGCGGCTGATGATAGCGGAAGAATGTATTTGAACTTTATTAAACCTATTAATGAAGATTGTGTTATCTCCTCCGCATTTGCGCGTCAAGTGTGTATGGTATACCCGCATTATAGAATGCATGCACATCCTCAAGCATTAGCGCCAGAATCGTCGGGTGTTGATTGTTATTTATTTGATAACTATACTTCTCGGGATACTAATTCTACGGGCAAAATTCGAGCAGGATTGCAGGTATTTAACGAACAGGGGCAAACGTTATTTGATTCAGATTATCCTGCTTTGCGCATATTAGATTATATCGATATCGATATAAATGACTGTAAGCCTTGGCAAGACCCAAAGGATGATCGTTATCTAAAGTTTGGTAATGATATATTGTCTCGTTCGTACAATGTTCAGTCTATTGCAGTTTGCTTGCTCAACTCCCCCCCATCTCCTTTTGGCCCATCGGACGGCGTGTATTCAGCGGAATACCTTGGCTATGGCGTATCTATCAAAGGCGGAAACGTATTGACCCTAGGAGCTACATGGCAAACAGATATAACTACCAAAGATGCATTAGCAGATGCTGGCGTTGATTCGCGCCTAAGGTTGCTAGTTGCCGACGTAAGTAATCTTAGGAAATCGTAATTTGATATATGAATGAGAGGCACATCTTATGATTGAACAAGACATCACATTATACGCAGGACAGGACTTTGGCATGACTTACATCGTGCCCCCTGGCTCCGATATGGACCTAAGTCCATACGATGCCGTTTGCAAAATTCGTAAACGGCCGTATGATGATATGAAATTAGAGTTAACTCCTGTGGTACAGTCTAAGCAGGTAGGGTTCTTCATTAGTGGAAAGGAATCCGCTAAAGCCCAATTAAAGGGTGGTGATTACCTGTACGATGCTTTTATTTACAATGATCACAAGTGGATAAAGCTCGGACAGGGGACAGTCACCATCGTTCCAGATATTTCAATGCACAAGTAAGGAGGCACTTGGTATGGAAAACGAATTAATTTTAAAACTTGATAAGGAAACTACAATTCCACTTATTGAGGGTTTAGGTAAAAGCGCCTATGCTATTGCGGTAGCTCATGGATTCAGAGGCACTGAACAGGAATGGCTTGATAGTTTAAAAGGTTTACAAGGTCCTCAAGGGGAACCTGGACCAAAAGGCGACCCATTCCGATATGAGGATTTCACACCAGAGCAATTAGAGGCCTTGAAAGGTCCTAAAGGTGATAAGGGTGAGGACGGGCTAAGTGCGTTTAATATCGCTCAATTAAACGGATTTGAAGGTACATATGTTGAGTGGCTAAAATCGTTAAAAGGCAAGGACGGCGCAAGTGCTACGGCAGATAATGCAAAAGCACTGTTATTACAAGGTAACGTATGGTGTGAAAGTGCTAGCGTTGACGATGTACTTACAGCCTTAATTGGTAATATGGGTAAGCCATTCCCTCGTACCGAATTTAAGGCGTTAACTATTCCAAGCGTTATCCAAGGGCAACAGGTGGTATCCGTTACAGGCGAACCACATTACAGCGTTAAGGTGCTCGGTAACGATACACCTTTCACGCTCGACAGTACTGGAGCTTGTAGCGTGAATATTCCGCCATTAGGTGAAGATGACATCAAGCTCACTTACCACAATTTCACAGGTACAAAAGTAGGCGATTATACAATTAAAGGCGTTCAAACTGGTGCAGCTGCTGATGATACTCTAACCGATAGTGGCATTAAATATGAATTATTTGGTAGTACTTTAAAAATTAACGCTACAAACTACGAGGATACAGATTTTTCAAGATATCAAGGTCAAGGATTTACGTTTATTCCTTCGGCTTGGGCTAATAAATCAATTTCTAATATTCAAATTAAATCTAGCGTTCCAGTAGTCTTATATTGCAATCAACCTGTCAATAATAATGTATCATCTCAACAAATTCCGATTTATGTAAGCAATCCTCAAAATATTAGCTTTAAGACAAATGATTTAATTTGGTATCGGACACTGAACATCGGTACATTGGAACAGGGGCTCCAGCAGACCACCTTTAATTACACGGAATTAATTTGGTCGGACACTGAACATCGGTATATTGGAACAGGGGCTCCAATGGACTATGTATAATTAATCCACAGGAATACTAAAGGGGGAACACATGCAAGAATTAACTGATTTCATGGGCGAGGCTTGGCGGACGTTGACGGATTCGTTCGTTCTAAAGGCCTTGCTTGCATGTGTTCCTATTACGTAACTATCACACTTAGGGGGAGTGAATGGATATATTGAACGACATTTTAGTTATGCTGATTAGCGGTGTGTCACATGAGCATATTGTCAGTATGGGCGTTATCATCATATTAACAACCGTACTGCTATTCATTGACGCAGCGCAACGCATTACGACGGAGGTGCTTAGGTATAACAAGGATAATCACAGGAATAATACGCCTATAACATTACTTACAACGCTCGCATGGTATGGATGGGGGAAAGGTGGATATGTTGATGCTACTACAGGGCTGAAACGTAGGTACCTTATGAGTGAACGCTTACGATCCGATTTACTAACGAAGTTATGCGTCCAGTACCCCGCGTGGATGGTCTTATCGGTAGTGTTTGAATCGCTACCGGATATCCCTATCCCCAATACTGAACTATTCATGGACCATATCTTCTCATTCCTATTCATGCTGATTCCGTTCTTCTCCGAGTGTTGGTCAATTATCGAGAACTTACGCGAAATGGTTGAGGATGACCTCGTCGACTTTGGAAAGATATTCCAAGGCGTATTAGAGATTATCAGAGCATGGAGGGGTAATGGATAAGTTAGCTATCATTAACCGCATCAAGCGGTCCTATCAATCCATCCGAATAGCTGGCATACGGCCAACTGGTGTATTAGCAACGAGGGCATTAGTCCTCGTCATGCTAGTACCGATGATATTAGTTGTTGCCCAGTATGTATTATCGACGATTAAAGGCTACGTATCGCCTGAAGCGAATCAGCTTATTGATAAGGGTATTCTTATCATTGACCACATATTCGTTCCATCGGTGCTTATGTCCATTGTTGGATTATGTGGCATGTTCATTGACAAAGACCATAATGGGATACCTGATAAGCTAGAGGAACAGAATACGTTGCCAATGAATCGACCTAGTATACAACAACTATCTGATGACGTTAACCATGACGAGAGGGGGAAATAAATGTTTAGACAAATTACAATGGACGAGTTAAAGTCCTTAGCACTAGATTCATACGGCCAAATTGAAAAGGCCTACCTACATTGGACTGGCGTCAAAGGCGGTAAGCACTTCAAGGATTACCATATCAACATCGACCGAGCTGGCACGATGTGGACAGATATGGAGGCCTTAACAGATTATAAGGAACACACTTACATGCGTAACAGTAACGCAGTAGGCATTGCTATTGAAGCGTGTTGGGATGCAGTCAGTGAAAATAATCTAGGTAGCGAACCGCCAACAAAAAAACAGTTGGCCACAATGACACAAATTATGGCCGTACTCACAATTAATGCAGGTGTACCACTTGATATACAACATCAAATGACCCACGCCGAGGCGGCCGATAATAAGGACGGCCTAGACCTCTATTATTTAGATCCGACTGGTTACCCTAACAATACCTACGGTCCGGACTCCAACGTTGACCGATGGGACCTCTTAGTGTGCCATGCCGGTGATGAACGATGGAGCGGTGGCGACTGGTTACGGGGCACCGCTCGATGGTGGGGCGCACAGTGGGGTAGTAATATTTAGGAAGGAGCAACTATGTATGAAACTATCAAGAACAAAATTATATCTGCGTTTACTCTTAAGCGCGTTATTCTTAGTGTGCTTAGCGTTCTTATCATCGGTTTCGCATGCAGCCTCATCGGAGGGTACCTCGACACAAGAGCCGACTATCAGCGTACCCGTGAGCAGTTGGAACGAACTCAAAGGGCGCTTGACGAAAGCAGAAAGCTCAATCAACAACTCCGAGAAAGCATTGCAGCAAGCCAACGACTTAACCGCGACGCAGGGAACAGCATTAACAGAATTGAAGATTATCAACGAAGAACGGACGAAGGAATTGAACGCGCTCAAAGCAATCAACGAGAAACAGGGGCAAGAATTAACGAAAGCCTCCAATCTCTTGACGACGCAAGAAGCGAAATTGAACGAAGCCTCGACATCATTAGAAGAATTGACAGAACAAATCAAACGCAACAAACGAACAGAACAGCGCCTTAAAAGGCAACGTGATACATGGGCCGTGGTAAGCGGTGTATTTGGATTAGCAGGTGCAATTCGTCGATGACTGAGAGGTGATCCATATATCTCCTGAGCATGAGCAGGTGGACTCATGGACTGATTTCAAAAGATTATCGAAAGAATGACAAAAGATTGATAGAGCCTACTAGCTTAGATAATATCTAGGTTAGTAGGCCCTATTTTACTTTTAATTGTAGATGGAAGTATTTGAATGTCTTGTAAATATACTATATAATTGAAATGATAAACGTTTAAAATTTGTTAGAATTTAGAATAGTAGCTCAACCGTGGCTCACATTAAAATACTATAAGCCTAGAGTTAATCAGTATTTTAGGACTATAGAAACTATTAAAAGAGGATAATTCCTACAAAAACATACTGTATTTATAAAAGGAGGTCCT